AAGGAGTAAGCATGGCATACGCAGGAGTTATTGCAAAAGTTAGAAAGGTTCGCCCTCTCATTATGAAGAATGGAGAGGAAGCTTCCTCTGTTAACCTTGCTACCGTATTCGGCTATCAGATTGTCTTGGGGAAAGATATTAAGGAAGATACTCTTGGTATTTACTTCCCACCGGAAGGTCAGCTATCCAGAGAGATGTGTATGGCTAATAAGCTGTACCGTAAGCATCCAGACACCGGAGAGCCCATGGGCGGATACTTTGGACCCAATGGCCGCATCCGTGTTCAGAAGTTTCTGAATCAGGAATCGTGGGGTTACTGGACGACGTTAGATTCTCTTCGTCTTCCGTGTGTATCTGAGGATATCTTTTCCAAACTAAGTGAGGGTGATGAAATTACTCATATGCCTGCTTATGATGGAGAGCCGTATGAGCAGTTGATTTGTCGCAAGTATTACTCCCCCAAGGCTACTGCGGCTATGCAGAGAGCACAGTCAGCTAACTCTAAAAATAAGAAGAAGCGGCGATTTGAGGTTGATTCTTTCCAAAAGCATTATGATACTGGAAAGCTTCGCATTAAGGGGCGTAACATTCCGGTTGGTTCGGTTCTATACTTAACCGAAAAATGTCACGGGTGTGTTTCGGAAGATACTATTATTGAGACATTGGAACATGGCCCAATGAATATTAAAGATATTGTTGGTGGGAAACTCAACCTTCACATCAAAGCTCTCGATATTCCTTCGGGCGAGGTCGTCTACTCTAGGATTGGAGATTGGTACTTGCTGGAAGACGACGGCGAGTGGTACGAGGTCGAACTAGAAGACGGAACAATCTTGAAGATTACCGGAAATAATCCAGTCTGGATGCCAGAGATTAAGGCGTATAGATTAACAGAAGAACTTGAAGTTGGCGATTGTTTGCTAGTTGACTGAAAAATCTCACTGACTGAGAAGATACACGCTAATAATCCTCCTACTAGTAGGGGGATAACAATATGTTGTGTAAATTTTGTGATAAAGAAATAAAAAGTACCACTAAAGGCAGTCACGCAGGAAGGTGTAGGGGTGGATTTCTTATATAAACAGAACGCTAACTGATAGTTTTTTGAGGACTAACTATATTACTCTTAAAAAAAGTACTGTAGATATTTCGAATGAGACTAATATTAGTGTTGCTACAATACATAGAAGGCTAGTCAAGCTTGGTCTTTCTAGATCCGCCAAAGAGGCGGCTACCACTCCACGGAAAGTAGAGAAGACTAAGGCGACTAATCTGAAAAATTATGGTTATGAGCATAATTTTTGCAAAGATCATCCATCTAGAAAAAAATGGGAAAAGCGCCTTTTGGACGAAGAAGGCATTGTAAACGTTTTTCAAAGAGCAGAGGTTAAAGAGAAAATATCAAAAACTCTCATTGAGAAGTATGGAGTTGAGTCACCGTCAAAAATAATTACCGCGCGTGGCAAGAATGTATATAGCTCTATACATAAGTTGGCTGTAGGTCTTCTTCAAAAAGAGGGTATCGAAGTTAAGATTGAAAAGAAGATCCCAAAGAAAAATGGATATTTTTATTCTTTTGATATTGTTATCCATCCAAAAATTCTTATTGAGATCAACGGAGACTACTGGCATGGAAACCCAAGGATATATAAGCCGACGGATATCATATTAAAAGGTAGCTCGAAAGAAGTACTTGTATCTGATAAGTGGGCTTCTGATAAAAAGAAGATAGCGGTGGCAAGAAGAAGAGGATACTCTGTTCTTGTAATTTGGGAAAGTGATTTAAAAAGTAACCCTAAGCGAGAAATAAAAAGGATATTAGATGCCAAAAAGCGTAAAGATAAAAAGTATTCGAAAAATCCCAAAAATGGACAGGTATGACTTAACCATGCCAGAAACGCATAACTTTTTTGCTAATGGAGTATTGATTCACAATACGTCTGGGCGAGCAGGAAATCTTCCTGTAGATTCGGCTCTGCATTGGGCAAAGCGATGGTGGAATAATTTCGCCGGCTCAGCTGGTCTGCCTCAGTATTCGACAAGTAAGTATATGTATGTCAGTGGAACAAGGAATGTTGTTCGCAATCCTCTTGTTGAATTGCATGAGAATGCAACTCCCGATTTTAGAGCGCGAGTCGATGATGAGCTTAGAAACCTAGGGATTCATCAGGGAGAAACTCTTTTCTTTGAAATTGTAGGCTTCAAGGGAGCGGGCAGTCCAATTATGAATAGCCATGGAGTTAAAGATAAGATCCTTAAGAAGAAGTATGGAAGCGAAATGATATATTCCTATGGTTGTGATAGGGATCAAGGAAATTACAAGATTCTTGTCTATAGGATTACACAGCAGGGGCATCACGGAGATACTGTTGAGCTATCTCAACAGCAGCTTCAAAGACGATGTGATACTCTCGGTCTGACTGTCGTTCCAATGCTTGAGGGTCCATTTGTTTATAATGGGGATCTAGAGGCTCTACAGGGTCGTTGTGAGGAACTCAGCAAGGGTTGCTCCACTCTTGACGACAAACACATCAGAGAGGGTGTGGTGGTCCGCATAGAGGGTCAGCGCTCGACGGCTATGAAATATAAAGGCTACTGGTTCGCACACTTAGAGGGAATTAAGAAAAATGACGATACATATGTAGATCCAGAGGAAGTTTCTTAATTAAATAAGCTCATTTATGCTACTTTCAGATATAGATGTATGACGAGATTCTATTAAGTATCTCGCAGATTTGAAGGAGATTTATAATGGATGAACTATATGTAATTGACTATATTCGCTTCATGCTTTATGCGGCAATTGTAATCGGAGGCTGGGAGTTTTGTTGGTTTGCCGGAAGGTCTTTGAGAAAAGGACTTGAGAAAATCTTTAAGAAGGATGTAGAAGAAGAATCCTGAGAGAGCCGGGAAAGTTGTCCCGGCCTTCCGGGCAAAATCTTAACACCGATTAGCTGCGCCAATATTCATTCCAACTAAAGAGAATTACTATTGTTTTTCTAACTCATTCATCTTATTCTAATAATAATTTGAACACAAAAAAGATAATTATTACTTTTAAAATAATGAATGAAAGCGGAGGATGACATAATTATGAATATAGATGAAAAACTAAAAGACATATTATCTTGGCTCAATAAGCATGACTTAAGCAAAGAGGCTGCAGAATTGGAAGCTCTATTAAAAGAGGCATCTAATCTGGAGTCTGAAGTCAAGCCCGATGCAAACTCGAAAGAGTAGACCCTCCTTTCTCCCTAGAGAAATTTTATAATACGAGTTATCCCTCTACTATATTGAGGCGTAGGCAAGTGGCCTTGTAGGGTCGGCTTTCAACCGGCTTTTAATTCGGCCATTAAAAGTTTTGAAAAAGAATGTTGACATTCTCAGAACGAAGCCTATTGTATTTCGGATGGTGTCTTAGCCGTCCGCATGGCGGAAGCTTGAAGTTACTACCGGCATGGTTGGCTGGTAGAGGGTGGGTTTCAAGGAACTTTGAGAAGCGCGGAGTGACGAGATAGAGTAGAGAATGGTTTAACATTGTTAATTGAGTTAAACTATATATGGATAATATAATTATAAAGATTGCCCTCCAGTCGGATATATTTTTTCGCGCTATATATGTTCGGTGGTTTTATTATAGACAGATGAAAGTGCCATTGCTGGTTGGTCATTAGTAATCATCTTTTTGCAGAGAGGCATCTTAACTTATCATAGATGCCTCTCTGTTATAAAACAGAACCGGAAGTAATACGATGAGTGATACAAAGATGGAAGTTAAGGACATTGAAGATTATATTCTTCAGACCAACTCTGGAATCATTCCAAAGGATCTGTGGCTTACGATTAAGGCTTCTGGGGGAGATCCTTTTGCGGGATACTCTCCAGAAGAAGCTCGAAGGGTTAAGCGGAAGTTTCGGAAGTTAAAGCGGAAGCTTGGCATCAACAAGTATACTAGTGCAAGACTTATGTGGATTAACATTGATCTCCTTTTGAGATCAAAAGAGGGTATATCTGACGTTGAAACAGGGCTGGTATAGTTCGTTGATAGTGGTTATTGCGGGATAGCTCAGCTGGGAGAGCGTCGGTCCGTTAAATCGATGGTCGTGGGTTCAAACCCCACTCCCGCAGCCATTTGATGAGGCGAGCAAGGTTCTCTATAAATAACACATATGTGCGGAATTAGCTCAGTGGTAGAGCATTGGGTTTCCAACCCGAGTGTCATCGGTTCAAGTCCGATATTCCGCTCCACTTCTCTCTAGCGGCTATACTTTATATGGAAAGCAATGAAATACCACAAGCTTTACTTACAGCCTTGAAAATTAACCGCCCTATTCTGGAGATAAAACCCGGAGTAGGGTATTTGTATTGGAGCAATGATGCCAAAGATTGTTAGCATAAATGAAACGTGGGCAAGTGGTTGCCTTCAAGGATATATCAATATCAGTTATGATAGGCTTGTTGAAGCGTTCGGAGAGCCAATAAATAATAACGGCTATAAGGTTGATCCAGAGTGGGTAATTGAATTTGCCGATGGAAAAGTCGGAACCTTATATAATTATAAGGACGGAAAGAACTATCAGGGGGTCAATGGCTTAGCCACAGAAGATATAACTGAATGGCATATTGGTGGCACCTCAAGTGATGTCGTCAGATACATAACTAATCACTTATTTAGCAATTGGCCTCCGGCCTTTGAAGATATTAGACAGGAAGCGGAGTACTAAGATGAAACTGGAATGGAAAGGCTTCTGTCACAGGTGTCTCAAAGAGTCAATGATATACTCTATGTCTTGGTTTAATGAGCAGCTTATTTGTAATGACTGCTCGGACAGTGAGAAAGACAGAGATGATTACGCAGAGGCGAGGCGCGCAAAAGCAGAGGCTCTGCGTAATGGCGACTATAATTTTGCGGGGATAGGATTTAAGCATGAGCAATAAAGCCGGAACAGAACATGACTTCTCAGCTAACAGCTGGGGGAATAGTTATTCTGTATCTAAAGTTAGAGACGGTGGAATGTCAATTTCTCTTTATGGTTGGCGATATGGAATTGAAGAGGGAGACTTTTTAATTCTGCCGAATAAAATGGAAACTACAAGATATCGTGTTGCAAGCATTCGTTATGAGAACGACCCGCGAGATATGTGGTTTGCAGAGGCAGAGTTCGCCCCCAGACCCTTTGAGGAGGAAGAGTGATACTAGGCTCATATGAAGAAGAAGAGGTCTTAGACCTAGCTACAGAGGCTCAGGTTGCTATAGAAGCAACGGTCGGAAGAGAATATTTCCTATATCGCAGAGAAGATAAGTCTTGCTTTGTATCCATAGTTGAGCCGAAGTATTGGGGCGAGAGATTCCAGCTAGAGTTTCTTGCTGTAATTAAGTATGGCTCAGACCAAACTTGGTCCATCACCGGGCTCTATAGTAAGTAAAGAATCGGAGAAAGAAATGAAGCGTTGTAGTGAAATCTGCCCTGCTGATACTTGGGCAGAAGGAGAGTGGTGTATTCATCCAGAGGGTCATGATGCTGACGGCGATTACTGGCATATCTTTCCGGCTGATACCAGAATGTTAATGACTCCAGAATACTTAGGAAGATAATGACTGCCAAAGTAAGGGGCAATAAATATTTTGATAAAGTCAAGAAGATTATTGCCTGGGTAAAGAGTGGTCCTATTTCTTCACAATATGGCGAATATAATTACGCCATTGAAAAGGTTGATGAATATCTTGAAGCTTTCTTTGATACCTCTCCATTTTCTACGGGCGATAGAGTTGTCTTCAGGGAAGACAAGCCAGAGAGAGCAAGCGAGGGGTGGCGAGGTTTGCCTCTATTGTTCCGAAGGGGAAGTCCAGCAACAGTTGGAGAGATTGATTTTCAAAGGGATAGAGGTTGGATTGCTAACTTCTCATTTGATTATATTTATCACAACAGTAAGCACGAAGGGGCTCCAACAGGAAAGACCTCTGGATATATCAAGGTAAGTGTTCCGAGGCCATCAGACAAAACATGGCTGGTTATGAATCAGAATAACTTTGTTTTGATGGAAGAGTTTGACGGAGAGATTCTGAAAGCACCTTGGGATGGGTGTAAATGCGTAGGAGGCACCCCAGGTGATAGAGTTCTATGCAAAGCAGAAGGCTGTAAGGTCTGGTGCTGGCATCATCACGGCGAGTGTAGTGTGCATCCCGATAGCATTGCATATACGAAATAGTTTAAATCTTCATTTTCCTATTAATAATCAATCATATAATGATAATTATTAGGAGAGGTAATGATAATATACGTGGCTACCAATAAGATAAATGGGAAGAAATATGTCGGTCAAACTATTGGCAAAATAAATAAACGAAAATGGCATCATATTGGCGATGCGATGAGAAGAAATTCTCAACGCGCTTTTCACAGAGCTATACGAAAATATGGTGAAGCTAATTTTGATTGGGAAGTTATAGAGCGCTGTAAAACGATTGAAGAGTTAAACGGTAAAGAAAGGTTTTATATAAAAAAGCTTAATACGTTTTATCGAGATCCAAAGTGCTGGGGGTACAATTTAACAATCGGCGGCGATGGAGCTTGTGGGTTTAAGCATAAGAATGTTCGTCGCGGTTCAGATAACCCAATGTATGGACGGGTGGTGTCTGAGGAAACGCGCGTCAGAATAAGAGAGGCGAAACGAGGATGTGTTGGTCACCCTCACACTCAGGAGGCTAAAAACAAAATATCCTCTGCTCATAAGGGCAAGAAGCTCTCTGAAGAACACAGGAAGAAGTTATCGCTCGCCAAACTTGGAAAGCCTGGACGGCCACATTCTGACGCAGAGAGAAAGGCTGCAAGCGTCAGAATGACTGGAAATAAGCTGAGCAAGGAGACCAAGGAAAAGCTTCGAATATGCAATCTAGGGAGAAAGGCTTCTGAAGAAACTAGGGCGAAAATGAGCAAGGCTTTAAAAGGAAAGGGAGTCAAGCCGGTTAGATGTATTGAGTTGAATTTGGACTTTGAGTCCGTAACACAAGCTGCATTATATTTTGATGCAAACCCCGGAGCAATAACTAGGGTCGCAAACGGTACAAGAAAGACGTTTAGGGGCTATGGTTTTTGCTATATAAAAACACTCAGAAGGGATAATTAAATGAAGCTGCCAACACTCTATGGAAAGTCAAAAAATGGAAAAATTAAGGAGTGGACAATCTCTGTTCTTGAAATGGGAGACGGAACTTGCTATATAGAGACGGAACATGGTTACGAAGATGGGAAAAAGCAGCTCGATTCAAGATTGGTGTCTGAAGGTAAGAATTTGGGCAGAGCAAATGAAACTGATGCAAAAACTCAGGCATGTTCCGAAGCTAAGTCTTCTCACAATAAGAAGAAAGACGAAGGATATGTAGAAGATAAGACCAAGATTCCGTCTGCATCAGACGGCTTGTTCCTTCCGATGCTTGCCCACCGATACGATAAGCATGCATCGAAGATTAAGTTCCCCTGTTTTGTTCAGGCAAAATTAGATGGAGCGAGGTTTTGTGCTAGAAAAGAAGATGGAAAAGTAACAATGTGGTCCCGGAAGGGAAAGGTCACAGAGATCTTAAGCAATATTATCTCTCAGCTAGAGACGCTTCTTGACGAGGGTCAGTCTGTAGATGGAGAGGCTTATGTTCATGGCTGGACATTCCAGCGGGTTATTTCTGCGGTTAAGAAGCAGAGGGCAGATACAGATGTATTAGAATATCATATCTATGATTTCCCGCATAAGACTCTTCCATTTGAGTCGAGAATGATTACTCATGATTCGGACGGGGTTCCGAGTTATTCTGCGTATAACCTTAACTTCAAAGATCGAATCAAGGGCTGTCCCAACATCAAGGTTGTAGAGACTTATACCGCAGATTCTAGTGATAATCTAAACTCTTATGAAGAAAAGTTTGTATCACTAGCGTATGAAGGATTAATGGCGAGAAATATTGGAAGTCCTTATGTTTACAAATCCCGGAGTTATTCTCTTCAGAAGGTTAAGCGTTTTATCTCGGATGAGTATGAGATTGTCGGATTTACCGATGGGGATGGGAGAGAGTCGGGCCTTGTTGTTTGGCGATGTGTGACTGATTCTGGGGATGAGTTTGGAGTCAGGCCGATGGGCACTCACGAAAGGCGAGCTGAATTATTTAAGAATGGAGACAAGTACATAGGGGAGAGGCTAACCGTTCAATATTTTGAGCTTTCGGAGGACGGTGTACCTCGTTTTCCGGTTGGCGTTGGACTGAGACCGGAATGGGATATGTCCTAGGGCTATGAGTAATGAAGTAATAAATAACTTCACTATTAAAGATGGAGCGCTATTAGCTTCCGAAATGCACGTTTCTCTGGGTGATTATACCTCTCTTATGGGCGGAATAACATTCGCCGGTATGGAGGGGTATCTTCCAACGTCAGATGGTTTCATCTTAGAGATAACAGATGACACTATAAACCATCTAGAGCATCAATATTTGAGTGAAGGATTTAAGCTATTAATCTTAATGGCCCTATCGCTTGGCAGTGATAAGCTGATAGTCTCGAATAAAGTGGCCGAATGGCCTGGAGTTCCAGTTTATGAGCAGTATTATGAACGACAGAATAATAAATGACTTTGTAATTGAAGATGGAATGCTCTTAGCCTCAAAGAAGCATATAGAGGATACAGATATATTTATGATACTGGTTGACTCCTGTTTCTCTTCGGGTGCCTTTGAGGCCGAGGTAAGCTCGGCTCAAAGGTTTTATATAGACTCTACGGTTAGCGAGGGACTTTCTTTGTTGTATTTGTTTGCAGAATCATTCGGTTGTTGGAAAATACGATTCACTACAGACGGTCCGGTTTATGAGGGAATCCCAACTTATGAGTAATCTTCCTATGGTTAGAGAGAAAGAGGGTTTTAGAGCTTCTACAAAACATGTTAAGTGGTCTGATTATTTTGCTTTAATGAGCCCGAACCAGAGAAAAACGTTTGCCTATAGTCTGAAGGGATTAAATGGATTCACTTTTCGCTTAGGAGACTCTGGTATAGAATCATTAGATAATGACGAGCTTAGTGAGGGGCTAAGGCTTCTCATACTGATGGCTATATCCTTTAACTGTGATTACCTAGAGGTATCTAAGGATGGAGAAATCTGGTCTGGAATTCCGACTTATGATCAGTCTATAACAGCTCATAGGCCAGTCCGAGGAATTTCTTCTGATTTAATTTACTTAGACGAAGGTATGGGCATAGAACCTGTTTATCAGAAATTCTATACGAGAAAGATTAGGGAAGATGACTGATGACTTTCTCATTGAGAATGAGGAGCTTATAGCTTCCTTCGCTCACCTATCATACAGAGATATGGATGTGATAGAGCTTACTAGCATAACTTCTGATGCCTCTTTCATTAAGATAGCTGACACCACCAAGGACTTTATCACGGCAGCAACAATTGATGAGGGGCTGGGACTTCTATATTTGTTTGCAGAGTCCCTCGGCTGTAAGAAGATAAGGTTTATTTTGGATGGTCCAACTTATGAGGGGATACCAACTTATGAGTAATAAATTCCAAATAGAGAAGGTTCTTGTATCTTCGACTCTTCACATTAATGATGAAGATGTTTGGCTAATAGAGGTTGAGGCTGAATCTTTTGATATTCCATATGAATTCGCAAGTGAGGAAATTTATATAAGAGTCTGTGAGGATTCAAAGATGATTATGAATTCAGCAAGTACAAGTGAAGGCTTTGCTCTGCTGTATCTGTTTGCAGAATCTTTCGGATGCAAAAATATACGCTTCAAAGCAGATGGTCCAGTTTATGATGGAATTCCAACTTACCTTGATACTGAGGTGGGTTTTGATGCCTACGAAGCACATTATCACTCTGATTTGGATCCCAATTTTTAACTCATTTATTGCATGAAAATCAATTAATATTCTTGATTAAGGAAACACTAACAACACCTATGAGGAGACACTTGCGGCCACTGGCCGTCGTATGAGAATATGAAAAACTTTAATAAGAAAACCATCTTGAAGGAAAATAATATTAAGAGAAATCAGACTCATGAAGACGATGATTACGATTATGATGACAGATGGGACGAAGTATATGATCGCTTATTCGATCAGAAACAGGCCGAAAAAGCCAGGAAGGCAGAGAGAAGAGAAGCCAGACCCTACAGCAAAAAGGGGCTAAAGTCGGAGTAGCATGAATACAGAACTAATAGATAAAATCATCAGAGAAAATCCAATATTGCCCGCTGCCAGTCAGCTAGCCTTAATAGAGGAGTGGCAAGAGCGGGCAGATAAGTCAGCGCTTGACAGGCTGGTTTTGTCAAATATGAGAATTGTGACAAAAGAAGCTTATGTTTTTAAAAAGAGAAACCAGCATTTATCTTATAGTGACTTAGTCCAAGAGGGAATTGCCGGCCTTTTAAAAGCGGCGAAAATGTTCGATAGAGATAAGGAAACTCTGTTTCTAACATACGCTATGTGGTGGGTGAGAGTTAATATGAGACAGCACGTTATGTCGTACAGGTCCATTGTTAAGCTCGGAACCTCAAGAGACGATAGGGTTTTATTTTCTAATCTGTCCAAAACTACAAAGCTTGCGGAAGAAAAAGGTTTGGCCGGAGAGGATAAAATTTCTTTCATAGCAGAGCGATTGAATGTAAAACCTTCTTCTGTAAAAAAGATGAGCGGTTCTCTTCGCGGCTTTGACACAAGGCTTGATGCTCCGGTCAAGAGTAGCGATGGAAACAATACTTTAAAGGTAGACTTAGTTCCAGATGAGAGGTCAGAGCAAAACTTAGATAATATTTGTTTTAAGAAAGATAATATGAGCATCCTACTGAGAGCTTTGGTAGATAACATGCCTGATGATGAGGGTAAGATTCTAAGAGATAGGTTTCTCAGAGAAGAACCAAAGACTCTTCGGGAAGTCGCTAAGGAAATGGGAATTTCCAGAGAGTGGGTTAGAAAGTTAGAGCTTAGAGCTATTGATAGAATTAGAAAGCGATTAGCCTCTGAGCATGGAATCAGGGAACTTTGATGGCTAAAAAAGATAAAGCTACTGAGATTTCCAAGCCCGTTGAGGTTACTAGCTGGAATACTGCTATCAAAAGACGTAAGCCGTCTGCACCACTCGCCCTCTTAATGGAAGAGGCTTTGTTGGAAGATAGCATCTTAGATTACGGATGTGGCCGTGGAGGCGATCTAAAACACCTAAAGAGCAATGGTCACAGCGTACATGGATATGATCCACATTGGGGACCAAAAGAGCTTATTGACAAAGAATACAATACAATATTATGCACTTATGTGTTGAACGTATTGCAAGAGGATGAGGCGGATTATGTCGTTAGCGATATAGAGCGTAGGCTAGCTCCGGGCGGAACAGCATTTATAACTGTCAGAAGAGATATATCTGTGGACGGAAAGACAACAAAAGGCTTCCAAAGAAATGTGGTATTAGACCTTCCTATTTACAAGGAAAAGAAGGGTCAGTACTGCATGTATGAAATAACAAGACCCGTAGGACAGTAGGTTTTTATGATTTATAGAGATAAGAATGAGAGAATTAATCTATTGGTGAGGGAGCATTTGGTTCCAAACCGAGAGCTTTTGGCTCTAGATCCAATCATTGCAGGAGGGTCAATTCTCTTTTGCTATCTGTTAGAGAAATCTTGCCAGGAGAATTTCCACTGGAACCTTTTGCTAAAGCGACTAAAAATATCGAATGGTCGCAATCTTGCAAAGGGAGCTTCTAGCGGAGACTACTCCGACATTGACTTCTGGTTTACGGAAGACAACGATGTTCATTCAAATCCAGATTCTAAATATAAAGAGCTTGTAGCAGATTACACGGAACAACTTGCCTATTATAAGAAAGGCTTATCCTCCAAATACTCTCTCTCTCAGAAGTTAGCGGGGGTCAAGAAACACCCAAACAATACTTTTAATGTGTTTGGAGAGATAGCTTCCGCTAAGGCGGGACATCTGGCGATTGGGCAGACGTCAAAAATAGGTCGCTCTCTTGATCTTCAAGGGGTGCTTAGTTCGACAAATTGGGCAAATACTTTTTCTCCAAGAAATATTTCTCCACCGAGAATGAAAGATGTCAATCATCAGTTTATAAAGAAGCCGGTCGAATCAGTTGAGGCTCTCATATCTGATTTCGATTTTACGAACTGTATGGTGGCATGGAAAGATGACTATCTGTATTACGATTCAGAGTTGATGGACCTATTTAATAGCGGGACTCTAAAGCTAAATGCAGATGAACAATACGTGTCTGGAAGTCTTCCGTCTAAGGTTTTCAATGCATTGAGGGCTCTTAAGTACGGAAGGAGATACGGACTCGACTTTGATGAAACTTTAATGCAGCATATTTTCAAGGTTTATGTTGACTGCAAGTCTTTAGATTATGATGCTTATGATAAAAAGGTGGCTTATATTAAGTGGACTTATGGTCAAGAGCGGGCTACAAGTCATACTTTCAAATCAATGGTTGCTCGCCTCAAGGGACAGTTTGAAACGGTATCAGAAATGAAAACCTTTAAGCAGGAGTATGCCCTATATCTTATTGATGATGAGAAGAATCTGCCAGGGCTTAAGGCTTATATAGATAAATTGGGAATCAATAAGGATGGGAAAGAAGAACAGGGTGTGGAACGGGTAGTCGAGGCTTTTAGCTTTTGATTTCAAACAAGCAAAGAAAAGAGAAATAAATGTCAAAAAAAATTAACAAGTCTTACGATAAATTCTTAGAGCTACTTTTGTCCTTAAATAAAAAGGAGAAAAAATGGCGATGGGCAAGACAAAAATATACTGATGATTCGCGAGTCTTGGAATATTGGAAGACTTTATCTAATAAAGCAAAGACCGCAATCGTAGGAGACTCTAGGTGGAATCATTATCCGATTTGGACCTACTCTAGCACAGATGCAAAAAAAGGGTTCGGAGAGGTTTTTGAGAATCTTGTAGCGGCGCTCTGTTATAGTCAGACCGATAGAAAGATTTTGGTAAATCATTCCAAAGGAATTTTCGCAATTCATGTTCTTGATACTGTGTCTTCAGAGGAACGGATTAAAATGTCAAGAAGACTAATTAATTCCAAAGACTCTCGGGTTAGAGGCCGGGTTGTAAATATTCTTCCAATCGCTTCTGCAAAGAAGATGATGAGAAATAGATCATTGCGCTCGATGCCAAGAAACATTCAGACGAAGTTGGTGGCTAGAATTGGATTTGATAACTGCTATAAGGATTTTATTCCAGAGAATATAAGCAAACGTCCTTGGGGACTAGAGCGCAGAGCTTTACGCTTGGCAACCAAGAAAGATCTTAATTCACTTATCGCTAAGGTAAAGAGCGGAACTTATGCTCCCAATAATCTTATTATTGAAGAAATAGTTAAGAAGCTTTCACCGGATGAAGTAATCTTTTTTCTTGGAGATATAGGGGATAATGAGAGAGCCGCAAAGATCGCGGCGACTATTTTGGACTTATCCAAATAGTACACAAAGGACGGTTATGAAGGCTAAAAAAGAGATAATAAAAGTCTTTGGATTTAAAGTTAGGAATCCAGCGACTGGAGAGTATTTAGGAAAGTGGGGTTGGACTAGTCGCGGGAAAGTGTGGACAAGAAAGTTTGACGCAATTAATGCTATTAAAAGTCAGATGGCCTCTATGAAGTACCATAGTGATGGCTCACAAGAAGAGGCTTTAACGTGGGAGTTTGTGGAGCTAGGTGAGATCGGAACTTCTTCTGTCCTCTTTGTGCTAGAAAAACTAAGCTCTTAATCTGGAAGTTCTAGTTCAATTATTTCTTTTATGATAGGGTTGGACACTTCGAACTTACTGTCTATTATAGATCTCGTTGCAAGTGGTGTTGTAGATATATTATACTCTACAGCGTAAGGTGTTTCGGTAGTTTTGCTTCTGTCATTTACTCTGCTAAAGACAACTCCTGCCGGAATAGCAGTGCCAAGAAATAGTAGGGCTAACAAAAATAATTTACATACTTCATACGTGGTTTCCTTCAAACATACATTTGTGATCTAATCATTGAATATTAGCAGGTTTTTAGAACAATAATCTGCTAAATAAAATGCTGGCTATCCGGCTTGAAATGGGGCTTGATAAATTTTCTAATACGGCTTTCCCCTCTACTATATCTCGGTGAACCTGAACGAAAAGGCCAGCATGATTACACTACTTGGAAGAATTCCAGATGACATTGCGGTAGCAGTGTCCGGTGGCGCAGATAGTATGGCCGCATTAGACTTTCTATATAACGGCGGAAAGAGAAATGTAACAATCCTTCACTTCAATCATGGGACAGACCATGCTTATGAAGCAGAAGAATTTGTTAGAGCTTACGCCGAAGAAAAGGGATTCCTACTCTTCGTAGGAAGTTTGACTCGGGAGATTAACCCTGGAGAGTCAAAGGAATGCTTCTGGAGGGAGCAGCGATATGCTTTCTTCGACTGGTTCGCCTCAAGAGAGAATATTCCGATTATTACCTGTCATCACCTTGATGACTTAGTTGAAACTTGGATTTTTACATCATTGCACGGCACTCCAAGGTTGATTCCAAAGTGCAGAGGCAGTTTTGTAAGGCCATTCCTTTCTACGAGAAAGTCAGAATTGCTGGCTTGGTGCGATAGAAGGAGCGTTCCCTATGTGAATGACCCATCAAATCTTGATACGTCATACATGAGGAACTACATTAGACACGTCTTAGTCCCAAAGGCTTTGCTGGTTAATCCAGGACTTCACAAGGTGCTTAGGAAGAAGATTATGAAGGATGAGAACGGAGATTAAATAATCTCTGGACACGAATTGTTCCGTGATTATCATAATGGTATGCGGGGCGTTGCCGCTTCGGCAAGATTAGAACACTTAACAAACGAGAATATGATGAGTAATCGAACAGAGTTTTCCAGGCTATATGGCCGACCTTATGACGAATTTAACTGCTTCCACATTCGGGATTTTGAAGCTGGAGATTGCATCCGCGTCTTTAGTCGAAGTCGAAAGGGAGAGCGAGAGAGGGGCATCGTAGGGTCTGTTGACCTAGAGAATAATGTAATTAGTTATTTCACAGCAACCGAAGCCTCGTGCGCTGCTATTATCGAAGATATTATTTCTTTGGAAGAGCATCGGTCGGGCTGGCTTACCCGGTAAGTACCAGCCTTAAACAATTAAAAGGAAGGAATTTATGGACTCACAGACAGTGCCGGTGAATGATAAAGTAGAAGAGACTCCCCAGGACGGGGACCATGTTCCGGTGGCTATATCCATCTTAACGACAGATAAGCCTAAGCGTAAACAGAAGCGCTCTCCAAAGAGAGCAAGTGTAAAGATATTTGAAAAGGAATAAATAGATGCTTAATAGAACCAAGAAGACCAAGTCACTAACTCTCAATGTCCGTAACGGAGACTCGCGAAAGCAGGCAGGAAGCAATCGCCTACAGATTGTTGCTCAGTCTGATGACTGGCGTGTTCCGAGTCAGACTGTCAATATGACGATTCGTGAGGCCCAGGCTCTCCGAAGTTTCCTAAACGAGACTCTTCCTGAGTAATATTCGTTTTGAATAATATCTAAGATAGCCGCAGGATTATACCTGCGGCTATCTTAGGTTAACCCTGAACCTCCAAAGAGGAGGTTGACCGTATTAGGCTGTAAAAGATGAGAACTGTTCATTGGGTACCAAGGTCGTCAGATAAAAAAATAGGTAAGATAGTCGCTTCATACTCCCCGCTTAGTTCGTGTCCGAATTCTTGTTCATTCAAGGACGGAGGCTGCTATGCTTGGGGTCTTTTCTATTTAAGGGTATTAGGAAAAAATATCGAAAGTGGAAAGCTTAAAGCGAAGACACTAACGGAAGCTCTAAAGAAGAGACATAAGTCTGCTAGAGTTGTTCGGCATAGAGTTGCAGGAGACATTGTTGGCGATGTTCCTGGCACTATTGCGGAGTGTAATCAGGTAGAAGCCGAGGGGTTGATTAACATAGGTTACACCCATGCTTGGCGAGAAGATTATTCGCAGCCATTGAAGAAGTGGTTTAGAGCTTCGTGTAATACTATGGAAGATTTAAATGATGCTCTTTCCATGGGGTGGTCTGCGGCGCTAGCTGTGACTGGAAAGAATATTCCAAAGAGTTTTGGACACGCAGGAAAGCGTGCCGTCCTCTGCCCGGCGAGGCATGACGTTGAAGGAAAAGAAGACATAAACTGTAACAACTGTACACTATGTACCGTGAATGATAAGACTAAGAATCTTATTGTAATGTTCGAGGTTCATGGAAGCGGAAAAACAATAAAGGACGCCAAGGAGAAAGCAGTTGACATTAAAACCATTATCTAAGAAAGTTCTGATTATAGACGCATATAATATGATACACAGATGCCGCTTCAAGTGGGGCGGCGGATTGGCAGACGGAGAGTATCAGATAGTCTATAACTTTTTTAGAACACTAAGAGCTACAGTTGCTCAGTTTTCTCCTGACATTGTGTATTTTCCGTTAGATGGAAAACCTGTGGCTCGACTGGAGGCAGACCCGAACTATAAGGGAAACCGAGTTATAGATACTAGTGATCCCGAAATAGTTAAGCATTGGGAGTCTTTCCATAGGCAGAAGAGAATTATTATTTCTTCTATTCAGAAAGACTATCCAATCCGAACTGTATATCATCCAGACCAAGAGTGCGACGATCTTGTTCAGTATCTTATCGAGTATTATCATGATGCTGATGACGTTACTGTTATCTCTTCTGATACAGACTTCATTCAGCTTCTTAATAAATTTCCAGAAACGGTAAAGCTATATAATCCTATCTCAAAAGAGTATCGTGAGAATACAGATTATGATTATGTTTCTTGGAAGGCAATGGTCGGAGACAAAGCTGACAACATTCCTGGGGTTAAAGGTATAGGAAAGAAGACTGCTTCAAAGATTCTGGCAACAGCCGGACTTTTAGATTTGAGGCTCACAGAAGAGAAGTTCCGTAAGGCTTACGAAAAAAGTTATAATTTAATAAAATTTATTGACTTGAAGTCCGAAGAGAGTAACATCGTTTATACAAAATCTGTCCTAGATATGGAGAGCATAGCTAACGATTTTCATGCTATGAACTTTACGTCCATACTAAAGCAGTCTTCAATAGACAAATATGAAGAAACCTTTTTAACTTTGCAGTAGGAATAATATGAGCACAACAATTATAAAAGCAGAATATCTTTGGCTTGACGGAAATGAAACTCAGGAATTAAGGTCAAAGACCAGAGTCTTAAACGTCTCGTCCGAAGAAGAAACTTGGACATTATCTTTAAAGGATTTGCCCGTTTGGGGCTTCGACGGTTCTAGCACCGGACAGGCAGACACTGAAGACTCAGACTTAGTTCTTCGCCCAGTGTTTGCTTGTTTGGATTCGAATCGTGAGAATGGAGTCTTGGTTCTCTGTGATGTTCTAAATACAGATATGACTCCGCACGAATCAAATTACCGAGCCAAGTTAGTTGATGAAATGATAAAGCATCACGGAACAGAGCCAGTGCTTGGATTCGAGCAGGAATACTTTATGTTTAAGAATGGTATTCCCTTCGGTCATACCGAGAACGTAGGTCCACAGGGGCCTTATTACTGCGCTGTTGGATCAGATAACGTTGTTGGAAGAAACTTAACTGAGTTACATCTAAACTCATGTATTAACTCTGGACTTTCCATTGTAGGTATAAATGCAGAGGTGGCACTTGGTCAGTGGGAATATCAGATTGGAGGCCCCGGCACAAATGCAGTGCAGGCTTGTGATCATCTTTGGGTCTCTCGCTTTATTCTGCAGAGAGTTTGTGAAATGCAAGATATAAGCATTGACTTCGACCCAAGACCTCTCGATGGAGACTGGAACGGAAGTGGCATGCACTCTAACTTTAGCACAGCATCAATGCGAGGAACCGGAGGCATTAGCTCTATATATAAAGCCTGTGAGGCTCTAGCCTCCGATGAGGCTATTGCTTTGGCAAAAGAGTCCTATGGAGTTGGATTAGAGGATAGACTTACCGGAAGGCATGAAACATCAAGCATTGATGAGTTTAGCGTTGGGGTTTCAGATCGTAGTGCATCGGTTCGAATTCCATGGCATGTAGAGCGTGCTGGAGAAGGATACTTTGAAGATAGACGTCCTAACTCAAACGCTGACCCCTATAGAGTTGCAACAACTCTTATTTCAGTGGTGTGTCCACAGGAGGGATAGGTGAATCTGACTGACTTTAAAGCTAAATATAAAGTAGATAAGCTCTATGCTTATAGGCAAGATGCCGATTCCGAGTCAGCGAAAATATTCTTTGGATGGGAAAACACGGCGGTATTAAACTTATCAGAGAAGATAGTTCTGTCAACCGTTTCGAAATCAAAGAAGTTAACAGAGGAAGAGATTGAATGGTCGAAGAAAGAGGGCGTTACAGCAACAAGCCTTGAAGATTATGATCGCTTCTTTCGAGCCTCATTGGACGTATCTCCAGCAGACTTTCTTGAAAAGTGGGACTGTCGTTTGGGAGAACTTGAGCTAGAACGGAAAACTTCAAATCCTCTGTATAGAGACGGAGAAGGGAAGTTTTTGCTTGCGTTGGCGAGATTTATCTCTACAGAGAAGAGATTCTCATTGTTTGGTAGAGTCTATAAAGTAATTTCAATATCTGATTCCGAAGGGAACAGTGATGTATCTGGACACAAAAAGAAGAAAGACAAGAAGAGAAAGGTACAACGAAAAGCTAAAGAGAGCTAGGGAGATTCCGCTAGCGATAGCTACTGTTAACTTTTCTTTTGATGAAAATTTAGCATTTCTAATTAGGAGTGCTGCATGTTTTGGAGTCAGGGATATCTTTATAATAGGATCACTACCAGATAGAAGCTTTTTAAATCCAAGATCTGGATCTCTTTATGATTATATTAACTTCAAAACATTTCCAAATCCAATGCGCTTTATCGAGTATTGCAAAGCCAATGATTATAAGAAGGTTGCGGTAGAGTTAAACGAAAGCGCCGAGAGTGTTTTTGAATATGACTTTAACTTTTTAGAGAAGACGGTGTTTGTTCTAGGAAACGAAGAGACAGGAGTTCCGGCGGAGATATCATTAAGGAATGATTCAGTTTTTATTCCAATGAATGGTCCGGGCTACTGCTTGAATGTTAGTCACGCTGGGACTGCGGTAATGAGCGAATATTGCAGACAGTATTTTTTAAATAAATAAGGAGATAGATTATGCCGAGTGAGCTAAAGACATCAGAAGAGCCAATTGTATTTTACTTTTTAAGAAGGGGTACGCGAAGAATCCGTGTAAGCCGAGAAGAGTGGGAGCGTGAGTGGCTTGATTGGTGGAACAGAAGGGGTTCTGCTGCACGAAAACAGGTTCTTCCAGAGCGCGGAAGGTAGGCTTTAAAGCCGGAGTAGAATATTTTTCGATACCATTTTTCCCTCCACTATATTGTGGTGGAGGGATTCGGGTAATTCTGCTCTATTCTCTTAATGTTTTCGATTGCTATATCTTTGATTCTATCAAAGTGGTTAGTCCAATATTTCTCAGAGAGATATTCGCTCAGAAACTCTGCACCGATAAGTCCCATGCTTAATGCAAATCCAATTACGCCTGCGATTATATCTGCAACAGGAAGAGGCCCATCTATGAGGGTTGATAAAGCGGTGAGGATGTCGATTACTGACATGAGACTATTGGATAGCGCGAAGACAAAGTCCATATAGAAGGCGGAAATAACTTTGCAGATATCCAATAGTTCTGAAAGATTTTCTGGATTATCTTTGTGATTATCAATTTGCTCAGAAAGCGTGCTTCCAATCGTGACTGCCGCAGGAGAGAATATCTTTAGAGCAGATAGATTATATTTTTGAAGCGGAAGTTTCTTTACAATTGTTTTGGCATTGTTGATTGCTTCTGTGATGTTTTTGGAAGCCGTACCAACTGATATGAAAGCTCCAGCGATAGGGGCTGCTCTTCCGAAGTATCCTGGCTTGATTTTTGAGGCATTACCATCTGTAAATAAGGATTTCCAATTCGCTGTCTTTATGACTTTGTTGCCCGAAGCTGCCGCCAAAGATTGAATCAATTCTTTTTTCTGCTCATTATCTACTGGAACATTTAGCTTATCAAATGATGCTGTCAACTCATCCGTTGACCCCGTTAAAGCTTTTCCGATTCCTTTTATTTCAAAGACAAGCTCTGAGGGCTGCCTTATAGATAAAAGCAAATTGTCCCAAGCTTTTAAATCAGGATCGTCTATATCGTAAAGGTGAAAATCATTAAGGCCGACATTCTCTTCGGCCAACTTGTGGATTTCCACAAGTCTAACAACCGCGTCAGAGAAATTATTTTGACCAATCTTATTTAGGTAGACAGCCAAAGAGTTTAGTCTATCATTCATATTTGACCCAAGCCTTCGTATAAAACGAACCAATATTAGTAGTATTATTTAAGGAATAAAATGCCACAGCTTAATGATTTTAGAGATATGATTAACGGTATTGATGACAAGGATCTTCTAGAGTCTGGACAGACATTGCTGAGAGAAATGATGAGGATTAACGCTCTAAAGCTAGAGCTAAAAGCCCTTGAGGATGGTCTGACAGAAGGCGGAAAGGCTGTATTTTACTTCTTTGCGGATGAGCTTGACGAAGAAGAGATTGTTTTTGCAACAGAGAGAATCTCTGGCAGAATCAAGAGGATTCAGAGGGTCGAAGAAGATAAGGCTCGAAAGAAGGCTAAGGCCGAAGAAGAGGCGGCTGCTGCGGCGGCAGAAAGCGAGGAGAGTACGGATGATTCTCCTTGCGAAGAGGCTGAAGCGCCAGTAGAATAGGGTAAATCGACACTCAGGGAGAATACATGTCTAAAGAAGTTAAGTTTAATACAGATGCCAGAAAGGGTTTACAAGAGGGTTTAGATATTCTCGCCAATGCAGTTAAAGCTACTCTGGGACCAAGAGGCCGACACGCAGCAATAGAGAGAAACTTCGGGCCTCCTCTTATTACAAAGGACGGAGTAACAGTTGCTAGAGCCATCACTCTCAAGGGTAAAATCCAAAACATGGGAGCAGAGCTTATTAAGAGCGTAGCCTCTTCGACAAACTCTCTTGCTGGTGATGGAACTACTACAGCAACTGTTTTGGCTCAAGCTATTTATACAGAAGGCTCAAAGATGGTCGCGGCTGGACATAATCCGGTTCTAATCAAAAGAGGCATTGATAGGGCCGTTGAGATTGTATCTGCGAGTCTTAAGGATTTGGCTCAGGAGGTTTCCAGCGAAGACATTATTAACAGTGTGGCAATTATTTCTGCAAATAATGATGAGAAGCTAGGAAAGATAATCGGGAAAGTGATCTCTGCCGTTGGCGATCATGGTTTGATTTCTGTTGAGGAGTCTGCTGGAGCGGAAACTAACGTTTCATATTCGGAAGGTCTATCCTTTGACAGAGGGTATATGTCTCCGATCTTTTCAACAAACTTGGACAGAATGACTGTAGAGTTTGAGAACCCGCTGATACTGGTTTATGACGGAAGGATAGCTAAAACGTCTGAATTAATGTCGGTTGCACAGCAGGCAGCTAAAGATAATCGTCCACTATTGGTTATTGCACAGACTGTAGAGGGAGAGGCTTTTCAGACTTTAGTTCTAAATAAAGCTCGTAAAACTCTAACGTCCTGTGCGGTAAGAGCGCCTGGATTTGGAGATATGAGAAGGGATATGCTTGGAGATATCGCTACAGTATGCGGTGCTACGCTGTTTACTAATGACGCAGGCTCTCCACTTGAAGATGCTCCGTTGGAGAGTCTTGGTTCTGCCAGAAGAGTGATCATCACAAGAGGTGACACTACAATTATAGACGGAGTCGGAACAGAAGAGGCTGTAGAAAAAAGAGTTAACTCAATTAACATGAGGCTGGAGGAGTCCAGACTTGAGCGTTATGAGATTGCAGCACTCAAGCAGAGACTGTCTGCGCTGACTGGATCTATCGCTGTGCTCAAGGTTGGCGGAGTATCTGAGGAAGAGGTTAGAGAGAAGAAGGACAGAGTCGAAGACGCAATCAACGCTGTTAGAGCTGCAATAGAAGAGGGAATTGTTCCCGGTGGTGGTGCGGCATTGCTACATTGCCTTCCTGCTCTAGAAGAATTTAAGTCTACTGCAAATTTAACAACAGAAGAGATTGTCGGATGTGATGTTGTTGCTTTCGCAATGAGGGCTCCATTTATTCAGATCTTAAAGAATGCAGGTACAGAATATCATTTGCATATGGAAACCATTATTAGCTCAAAGTCAACTGTGATGGGCTATGATGCTCTAGAGGGTTCTTTGAAAGAAGATATGGTAGAGGCCGGAATTATTGATCCGGTAAAGGTAGTTAGGACGGGGCTTGAAAATGCCGCATCATCTGGAGGAATCCTCCTTACTACCGAGGTTACAATTTATAGTTCTCCGGATGAACAGAAATAGATAATTTTTTGATATTGTTTTAGCCCTCACTATAGTGGGGAGAATGGTGCTGTAGAGTTGAAAGGAAAATATGTCTAACGAATTGGAAGAGAAGACTAAAGAAATTGAGCGAGTTACGTCAATGCTTATCGCAATTGCGGTAAATCATTTGCATAGCACATATGATAACAATCAGAAGCGTCTCAGGGCAAACTTCTTTGCCCTCCCGGCTTCTGAAGTCTTTAAGACTTGGGAGTGGCTGTCGGACAATAGCAAGCTCGCTGTACTTACAGCGAAGAGAGCCCTATTTGATAGAGTAATTAAGGACTTCTTAGAAAAAGGAGAGGTGGAATGAGCATTCTCGAAACCTTGGCTAAGGCTGGTTCTGGATATCTTTTTGATAATTATAGTTATTATAATAATCATCTAGATTTAAACCTCATCAAGAAGGCAGTCTTTGATTCAGGATATTTAGATGCCAAGCTAAATAACCTAGTCTTATCAGAACAGCGCACGAAGGATATGTTTACTTCCTTCCTGTCTCTTTCCTCTGAGGAAAGAATAGCGGATTCCGCTTTTGCAAAAGCGGCAATCAAGGAGTATACTTCCGATGCTTTTATAGAGATTCATAGTGGTGCGATTGCTCGCGGAGGAGTACCATGTGTCTTTGAGGCAGCAAAGAGAAATCCAAACTTTATATGGATGGATTTCTTTAAGAGTCTTTACGCTTCTGGCTCCGGAAGATCATACGGATACGTTTATGACGGGCTGAGAATGGCTTTGGAGGAAAGTACAAAGCAAGACCCAAACGCTGTCAAGACATTTACTGAAAAAGAATTATTTGATAATCCATGTAAGCCGCATCACAATTGGCGCAGTGTATTTTACAGGGAGTTTATTAAAACAGGTTCCTTAACAAAGAAGTATGCTAGAAAAATTAGAAGCGAGTCAAGTGGGTCGGCCTCTCATGCTGGTGTGAAAGCTTTGATAGAGAATAAGGATTTATACACAAACTATGACGATTTGCTCTTAGGCATGAGTGATTCGAAATATGATTATGTCTTGGTTCTGCTAGCTAAAGAGCTTCCGATTCACCTTCTGACTTCAATTATGGGAAGCCAATCACGCGAAGTGTTATACGCGATTGAAAGAAGAATGGAAGCTCACGAGAGAGAGCAGGAAGCTATAAAGAAAGCTGAAAAAGCCAAGAGGCTAAATACGATAATTGAGGGAGCACCTGATTTGTTGGGTGATTTATTTTAAATAGACTATAAAGAAAGTCTGGAGAGAAGTATGGAGTACGTCTGGCTAGAAGAGCCTCTGCATAAGAACCATTTTGGAAAGTTTGCATGGGATGAGTATCCTGAGATTGCTGACACGTTGATGATCAGTTTCGACGGATCAATTATGGCAGTAGCACGCAACAGAGTGCAGCCTCACTATGAGGCGGAAAACGTAGAGGGCGTTAGAATGGGATACAAAGATCCCCCCAAGCCTGTCCGAAACCCAAAATTTGAAAGTATAGATGCTATCTATAAGGTCTTAGCTTATTACGTTAAGCTATAGTCTTAAAGCTTTGAAAAGGCTCCGACAAATTGTCGGAGCCTTTTTTTATCTAGTAATATGGTTACATAAAATAGTGAGACACTTATATGGATAATGGATTTACAAAGAAGGCTGGCCTTGAAGAGTCAGGAGTAACTGATAATAGAACTCAGTTGCCGATTAGAGTGTCAACAACTGTCAGGTTAAAGTATAGAAAGTACTTTAGCAAAGAATGGGGAGATAGAAGAGACGTTCTATACGATCTAAATAATCCTGAATTAAATGAAGTAATTGCTCAAGATTTTAGAGCAAACCATGGAAACGTCGTTCATATGTTTCCATCAAATCAGTCAGATATTTCTTCTAAAAAAAGAATGTGGGTTGAGATCAGAAAAGAATTTTCAACCGGCCGGCCTTTTAACTTCTTTTTTTCTATTATTAGACCTGATTCTATTGATATTATTGGAACAACTACTAAGTATGTAAAGCCTAAAAAGCCAAAGGTATTTTAAGAAACATATGTTAGATAAGAAAGCAAATGGCCCACACTATTGGCCGCAGGTTTTAAACAAGGTTAAGTCTATTGGGCTGCGTCCCGAGATATCAACCATGTTAAATAATGTTAACCAAATAGTTTGGGATCAATCGCCTCCTGCGGATAATCCAAATGCTATTGCTTATGTATCATCGGAAGATAAAGATGATGATGGCAAGATTGACAAGATACATTTTGTTCTTTCTAAATTTCCTCCCAACGCAGAAGAGGGTGAGATAAATTCTATCGTAGAAATGGTTGCAAGAACGCTGGTTCATGAGTATGGTCATATGGAAGACTTTGACCCAGAGAAGGGATTTCCTGGCGGGGAAGGTGTCGCGGAGTCCGCTGAGAGACAATCGGAATCGACTATACAAAGCGGGCTAACAACACTGTCGGCTCTTAATAACTTTAAAGGAAAAGGATTAAACATGTTAAAAGAATTACAAAAACTAGCAAATCATCTGGACGGACTCGGAGAGGTGGAGTTTGCAGACAGATTAGACTCAATTGTAGCTTCAAATATAAAGCTTGCAGCTATGCCAACAAGGCAGAGCGTTCGAGAGGGTGTAGATCTTTCTCAGGAAGAAATAGCTGCACTTGATATATGGGATGCAGTATTTAAAGAGGCTTATAATACTTATAGTCCAGCTTATGCCATCGAAACAAGTCCGCTTAAGGCCTATCTTGATTCGGGAATTCATGTTTCTAAAGTTTGGAATGATCCACAGTTTAATTCTATTTCAGAAGGAACGGCTTTTAAGACGACTATTTCTCAGACAATTCCAAACTTTGAATCACTTATTAGCGGCGCACTAGTTAAGATAAATCCGCAGGATCAGCCACAGGCTAAGGCAACTCGCACACATTCTAACCTTATGAAGATTCAGGATCTTGTCGGATCAACAGCCGATGGTATTTGGGGTCCAAATACGAAGGCTGCGGTAGAGACATTCCTTGGTCGTAATAGCAAGCATTTAATCCCAGAAGGACAGGCCGGAGTCAATCAGGCTATCAACGGATGGTGGACAACTGGAGTTGCAGGAGTTTCTGCCGCTGGTAAGTATGAGAAGTCCTGGCTTGGTTTGCTTAATCTTCTAACAGACTTAGAGGGTAAAGGCCAAGATGCTATGATGACTGATCAGGATGCCTCTCGGGCTCCCGATTCTGCTTATCAGACCCCAAGAGTTGAAGCTCCTGCGGCGCCGGCAACAGAAGCTCCAAAGGCAGAGGCTCCCGGTATAGGAGCGATTTCATCTGAGTTTAGTGTGGGAATCCCAAAGTTTAGCAGGTAAGATGGACGAAGAAGCCGAAGAGTTTTCTCTATTAGATCTAATAGATTATTACGAAGGGGGCCCTGTTATTAAGGGTAAAACTCCTGATGTTAATAGAGTTTTGTTTGGCCCAGGAGAAAATACTTATTCTAATAAACCCGTCCTCGCATCGGGCAAAAACTCCACAACTGGAGATAGGCTTGCAGAGTTGCACAAAGAAGCCCTTGGTCTTTTTGATGTACCGGGCGGTTCCCCACCCGGAGCGCAAGGATGGAGAAGCAGAGCAGAGGGCTTCAAAGCTGAAGACTCTGAAACATCCAATCTTGCCGGAGGCACAGACGATGCAAACGAAGAAGAGGCTTGGCCCGCTGTTAACATAGATAGAAAGAAAGATGAAACACAAGATGATGAAGAGTGGAATTTCTTTGACTTTCTGATGTCTTCATCCGGCTATAACGATTTTGAATCAGTAAAGAAAGGATTCTATATAGCAGACAAAGGACGAGTCTGGATGAAGAAAAGTACTGGATCTATTTATTATTCTAAATTTGATAATTCTAATAATATATTATTAATTAATACAAAAGAAGGTTTGAGCAAAAGTCAGAAGACAATGTTGAAGAACAAAGTTAATATGGATAATTCTATTTCTAATAGAAAAAAAGAAGCTTACAGAGAAATCTTATCTAACTAATGGACGGAGTAGAAATGAGTAATACGAAAACTGAACTATTAAAGCTGGCAAAAGCTTTAAGCAAGTCTGGGCATGAGGCTATCTCGAATAAAATTGCTAGCTTGACAAAGAGTGCCGCTCCTACTGCGGCTCAGGCTGCCGAAATGGCAGACGTGGCTACATATATTAAGAATAATGTTTCTGTTAGCGATATAAATAAGGCGAAAGCTGATCCGAATCAGGCTTTCGTTTATGCTGCCGCTCCCAATGTCTCGTGGAATAAGGGAGGGTGGGGAACAAAAGAGGAGCTTATGATTGCGGCTCTTTACTTTGGCCGGATAAGTGGCTCTTTTTCTGACGCTAAAGTCTTGGGGCTATTTCCTGCAACAGTGGTAGATGCCGACTTTGTTAAGTACAGTGATTTATCAATAAAACAAATAATTGAGAAGGAGCTAAAGCATTCGCCATCACATCTGCAGATGGCTCTCAAGGCCAACTCTCTTTCTTTGGGGTCTCACGATCCGAATAAGACTGATCCGAATAAGACTGATCCGAATAAGACTGATCCGAATAAGCCTTGGATTCCGGTTCAGACAAAGATGACTCAAATGGGTGCAACAAATATAGATGGCACACCACTAGCTTCTGATGGACGTTGGGGAAAGAATACTTCTGCTGCATGGAATAAGCTAACCGGAGATACTACCACTCCAACTGTCCCAACAACTTTAGCTCCTGCTGATGCTTTAGCAAAGCTTACTGGAGCTACGACTGCTCCGGGTGCGTCACAGGCTAGTGCGGTTTCAGCTACTTTATTAGAGGCTTATTGGAAGTTTCCAGAGACAGATAAGAGACTAACCCTAACTAAGAGAGATGCTCTCCTAAAGGCAGTTGGTCTTACAACGAAGGAATCAAAGCCGTATAGTGGATATACCCCCTCTTCACAGGCGAAGATTAGTGCCGCTTATGTTGCAGATCTTCAAGCTAATCCTAATATGGAAATGGTTCTAGAGTCTCCGAAAGCTCAGAAGCCTGCTCAGCCTCAGTTTAATGCATCCGACTTCTTCTCGGCAGATGATGTTAGAATGAGAAAGGCAGACGGTGGTTTATTCTATGTCCCTGATCCTGCGAAGCCAAACACTGTAGCTCCGTTATCTCAGAGAAAGCCAGACTTCTTAACTCAGAGAGAGCAGCGCAGAATGATGGGAGAGATAAGGCGAGAAGAAAAGGATCCGAAAAAGAGGCGAGCGTATCGCCAGAAGATCTCGGGTCAGAGAAAGAGTGAGCGAGGCCTTACTCGTGCAGAACGAGCGGCAGGAAAGACTAGAGAAAACAAGGGAACTACTGGCCTTACTTAAGTCAAAAATCTAGCTCGATAGTTAATTTAGTAATATAATTTTTCCCCGTACTATATCTTCCCAGATAGGTACGGGGAATTTTATGATTCAGATTTTTGAAAGTAATAGCCCTTCAAAGCCCAAGCGACAGGGTGGAAGAAAGAGGCGAAGTAAGAAGCCTACCTCTCAAGAGGTAGACGCCAGAGCAAGGGCTCAGCTAGACAAGCTTAACCCGATGGTTATCCCAATGCTCGCTGTTGGATTGCAGAATAACCCAGAAAATAGCTTCTTTGCGTCGAGCCGTGACGTTATTATAAATACTCCACATAGACTTTCAGATAACTGGATTATCTCTTTGAACCGTTGGGTCGAAGAGCAGATAAAGTCTGCTGTGTTAGATCCTCCTGCTGAGCTAATTATCGGTGCCAGACAAAGGGTCGGGCCGCTTATGATTCAGAAGATCGTAAAGCCAAAGGCTAACGCACCCTATCCAACTCCAGGCCTTATGTGTATTGATAAGAATGGCTGGAAATATCTCTTTAAGACGGGAAAGGCATATAACTTTGAGGCGGGAGAATACGTTTCCTTCTCGGGCAAGCTATCCGGTCATGGAGAGGGAATTTCATTCTTTAAGCGCCCGACAAAAATCGAAAAGGTTATTCCGATTGATGGTTGCGAGGCGCCAGATAAGGCTTATACTCCTACTGCTCCACCTAGCGTGGGCAAGATAGATATCTTTTAACCAGACACTTAGACGAAAGGAGGAACGCAGCATGATCAACAAAGCAGACATAGTAGTTGGTTTATGCTGGGGTTGACCTTCGGGTCAATCTCAATATAAAAGCGATGAAGCAAAAGGAAAGATTACTGCACAACTAGCAAGTAGTGGTGAGTACGATGTTATAGCAAGGTGGGCCGGAGGTAATAACGCCGGACATACAGTGTGGGTTGACAATAAGAAGTACAAGACACACTTGATTCCATCTGGCGTTTTCTACGGAGTAGAATCTGTTATTGGTCCCGCCTGCATTTTGCACCCGGAATCATTTCTCAGTGAGATAGAATACCTAGATAAGAACGGATTTGATACGGGGTTAGTTAAAGTTTCCCCACGTTGTCATATTGTTTTAGATGAGCATATCGAATATGACAAGCGAAATCTAGCATCAAAGCTTGGAACGACAAGCAAAGGGATTGCTCCATGCTATGCCTCTAAGGCAGCCAGAACAGGAGTCTTAGCGAAGGACGTTCTAGATCCCTCATGGATTTGGAATGAGAAGCTTAGTGGTTCAGTGCTGTGCGAGGGAGCCCAGGGAGTTTGGTTAGATATTGACTATGGTCTTTATCCCTATGTGACGTCATCTACAACGCTGCCATACGGAGCCTGTTCAATCGGATTCCCACCTCAGAAGATTAACGATATTTGGGGTGCGGCAAAGATATATGATACAAGATCAGGTGAAGACCCCAGATTCCCAGACAGCTTGCTTGATGACGTGGAGTTAGCTGCGATAGCAAAGCTGGGAGAGGAGTATGGTGTGACAACTGGTAGACCAAGAAAGGTCAACTGGTTGAACCTAGACTCTCTAATACGAGCAATTAACCTTACTGGCACGACCAATCTGGTTATTAGTAAGTGTGACATTCTTCAGGAGTTTGGAGTCTTTAAGCTTGTCTATAATAATGAGAGTCGTAGCTTTGCAACTCTGGATAAGATGTGTTGGTTTATAAATGACGCCATATATTCGGCGTGTGTCTTAATTGAGAATGTTAAATATTCTTACTCCCCGAAAGGAATATAGAGTGGCGAAAACAATGGTTCTTTATCACGCTGGCTGTCCAGATGGATTCGGTGCAGCGTGGGCTTTTAACCAGAAGTATGGGAGGAAAGCACAATATATGGCGGTCAGTCACAATGAGGAGCCTCCGATGGTTACTGGGCGTGATGTATTTATTGTGGATTTTTGTTATCCCAGGGTTATAATGGATGAGCTAGAGGAGGAGGCAAATTCGATAGTGGTCATTGACCATCATAAGACTGGACTGCAGAATTGTGGTGACTTGAATTACTGCCACTTCGATATGGAGCAATCTGGGTCTGTTCTGGCTTGGAAGTACCTCTTCAAAGGAAGGGTTGTTCCGGCACTTCTTCGGCACGTTCAAGATAGAGACTTGTGGAGTTGGAAGCTTGACTCGACGGAACAAATCTTATCGGTAGTTGACTCATACAATCGAAACTTTGCAGACTGGAATCAGCTAAATCTTGATATGGGAGAAATTGGATCTCAAGGATGGAGGAAGATGGTTAATTCCGGGGCTGAAATTATGAGATATAAAAAGTCTACTATAAAAATAATGCTATCAAATAAGCACCGAATAGATATTCTTGGAGAAAGCATTCCAGCAATAAACTCTGCTTGTTTTCAGTCTGAGTTGGGGAATATTCTTTCAGAGAATGAAGAGTATGCTGCCGTTTACTATTTTGATGGAGAGAAATATAGATTCTCCTTGAGGTCCTGGGACAATAGAATGGATGTATCCTCTATAGCTTCGGAGTTTGGAGGCGGTGGGCACAGAAAGGCCGCAGGATTTAGCATTAATAATATGGGTGAGTTAAAGACAGGAACAGGAGAATATAGTGGTGGATAAAAACGAACGCTTCGCAAACAGCATACGTGATATATTTAATGGTAATTCAAATTGGTCACAGCGTAGAGTTAAAGTTGCTTCTTTGATTGACACTAGTGGCAAGGGTGAAGTTAAACATGTCCTTATGAAAGAGCAAGTTTTTAACAAGGCTTTTTGTGGACTTTCTACATATTCTCCTTATTATGTAAGCGATATTGTCAGCAGACTCGTTTCTAAATTCCCTGACCTAGGAGATGCTCTTCTTAAATCAGAAATAGAAACAGTACGAACACTTATTTTGGAAAAATGTCTTTTTACAGATGTAAAGGTATTGGATAAGTTTGCAAAATCAGGCACCAGCTCAGAGAAGAGATTTGCGGCAAAGGTTTGCTCTATTGCCGCCCTAAGAGGTTTGACTAAAGATGATGATTATGTTGTTCGCAAGCTAGCTTTTGAGAGGCTAGGTCCCGCAGAGTGCTTAGATGAAATGCTCACAGATAAGCGAGCAGACATTAGAGCTATGGGCGCGGCGGCTGCTCCCTATGGGTATAAGAAGATAGGCGAAGTTATTATGAAGGAAATCGCAAAGCGTCCGTTTACAATAATGGTATCAAAGGTTCCAAGAGAATTTCTTCCGCTTATATTGGCGAATAGAAATCTTAAGTCTAAGTGGGTGGCAGAGCTTGTGCAGCAGAGAATGGATCAGTAATTCTTTTCATAAAGAGTTATACACTTGTAAAAACTGTAGGAGATAACAAATATGTTTGATGAATTAAATGATTTTAAGAAAACCAGCAGTGGATCTTATCAGAAGATAGAATATAATGAGGTTTTGAATTATGCCTTAGATGGTGCGCTTGAAGCTTTAACTTATTACGACGGCGCCGGGGCTAATTCGATTATTAACGATGATACCTTTTCTTTTTTATGGGAATCTTGCCCGGAAAAAAGAGATAAACTTTTGGGGGTTATTCTGTCGAAAGCAGAAAACTCAAACTTTAATTACAGAGGGGCTCTTACTTATGACTATTGCCTGTGTTGGGCAAAGCAGTTTTATGATTATCTCTCTGCACAGGAAGAGCTATCCAAGGATGCTTTTCGCGCAAAGATGAGATTAACTCCTGTCGTAGATAGGACGTATGACTATCTGGCTGCACTGTCTGATGCTGAACTTCGGCAGAACGCTGATGCTTCGGACTCTATCAAGAGAGCCGGCCTAGAGAATTCTGTGGACTCAAACTTTTTTGATTACTGCTTCAGCAAGGTAAAGCGAGCGCCTGGGTCAGTCAATGAAAAGAGTCACATTCTTAATGCGGCAGCAGAACGTGGCGCACTGTCAGACAGTCTTGTCAAGGCTATTGCTAAGTCTTCTCCTATCTCATTAAAACGACAGGTTGCCGCTCACCTATCTGATGTCGTCAGTAGCAACAGGAGGCGAAGTAAGCATCGGATATCTGATGAAGAGCGAGAACTTTATGAGAATAAAGTTGTCCATGCCGAATCCCTGATTATGTTGTTTGCAAGCACCGCTGATTACAAAGTTATCGCTAGTCTAGCAGACTGTATTTCTAAGGATAATTTTCCCTGGATTATGCCTGCTGTATCTTCGATAAATCATTATTGGCTTACTAAAAAAGTAGAGAGGGCCATAGAGGCCGAATAGCCATTGGAGGCAAAATGGGTTCTGAAAGAGAAGTTTTCTTAAACATAAGAGTTATCAATAGAGATACGAACATCGTTTATGAGCACTCCAGTGTGCCGTTGGACCATGTAGAGATTTTGAGAATGAGTCCTAACCTTAGGGTCGAAGTAACGGGAAGGGCTAGGGGCGGAAGGCGAAGTGATAAGAACGCTAATAATCGTTAGTGTAATAATTATACTTAGCTTCTCTGTGGTTAACGCGGAGCCTTACAAGTCAAAGTATATAGAAGATATTCCAACAACTTGGGTTGTAGATGATTCTGTAGCTATGTCAAATCGAGCTTTAGATTATACCGTTTCATATCAATCGGATAAGAACAAAGACCTTCTGGTGGCTTATCCTCCGGAAGATATAAAGAACTCTTTGAACGAGATAGTCTCATATTACATGCTCTTTATGAAAAAAGAGGGAATGTCTTCGGCTGATTGCAGAATTGGGTTTAGCCCAAATATTTTTATTATAAGCAAAGAGAGGATGCTATCTGAAGATAGATTCTTGGCTTATTTTAAGTCTATAGGTTGGGACGGCGGAATTGTATATGCTTTTTATGATACGACTCCTGAGATTAAAGCCAATCCGGCAATCTTGCTGACAGATTTGTCTCCGCGACAAAACTATTTATCATTAGCTCACGAAATGGCCCACTACATGTGGGATAGGCAATGTCTGGTTAATTCGTATGGGAATAACTCTGAGTTATTTGCAAGCAAATTTGAGGCATATATCAAAGATAACACTAAGTAAACGTTGAGGAAAGAAGTTATGACATATTTTGAAACACAGGTTCTATCGAGGCTTGACTCTATTGATGTAAGGCTTGCTGCAATAGAGGGAAGATTCGAAGAAGCTACAAGCTTTGCCAGTGATATGATTAATGATGAAGGCGGAGTGTTGGGATCTTTTGATTTAGATTCATTTAAGAACATTATGGCCTCTATTGTAAGTCCAGAGAAGCTAGCAGAGGCTTCCGATCTTGTTTCTGAGGTTGGGCCACTCCAAGAGTTGTCCGAAGCCTTACAGGGCTTTCGGGAGAGACTGGAGGGTGCTAGGGTTAGACTTATGGATGAAGCAACGGATCCTTCCACGGAAGAAGAAGTTGAATAGAAGTTTTCTGATATCATTTTACCCCCCACTATACAATGGCGAGGGATGCGCCCTCGGTTGTCCGAAAAATCACTCAAACAACAAAGAAACACAGCAACCGATATTTTTTAATATCATTCGGGCATCTACTATATTGGGACGTGGAACCCTCCACGAATTGAATAAGCTGTAAGGAGATACACTGTGAATATTAGTCAGACCAAGGATATTCTGAAGAATATGCCTAACGATAAGTCCATTATGCTTCACGCGAAGCATGGTGTTGGTAAGTCCTCTGTCGTGCGACAGGTTGTTGATGAGTTGTCGGCGGAAACTGGAGAGGATTACGGCTTTTGGGACGTAAGACTTTCGCAGTGCGAAGTCGGTGACATTAAGGGAATGCCGCATAAGGACGTTAAGAAGGATGTTATCCGCTTTCTAAAGCAGGAGTGGTGGCCGCGCGACCAGAACTCAAGGGGAATTCTCTTCTTTGACGAACTGAACCGTGCATCGAAGGACGTTCTACAGGCTGTTTTCGAGATTTGTCTCGACCGTCGCCTTGACGGAGAGAAGCTGCCTGATGGTTGGCGCGTAGTTTCGGCTGTTAACTCAGACGATGATTACGATGTTGTCGAGCTTGACCCGGCACTCAATGACCGTTGGTTCCACATTGATTTCGACCCGTCTACCGCTGAGTGGATGGATTGGGCGCGAACTGAAGATGTGCATAAGGCTGTGATTGAGTTTGTTAACCGCAACCACAACCTTCTTGACCCTCCGGTTGGAAATCTGGAAGCTGGTCGAACTTATCCCTCTCGGAGAAGCTGGGTCGCATTCAGTGATACCCTCATTCATATGAGTCTAGACACTCGAACTGATGATGGTATGCTCACTCAGGTTGCTAAGGGATGGCTCGGTCGAGAAATCGCCGTTATGTTCCAGAAGTTTCTAACGAATGAGTTCTCTCAACTTCGACCGGAAGAGGTTGTTGATTCTTTCGACAAGATTAAGGATAAGGTTGAGGCCGCTTGTAATGATATCGAAGTAATTGCCGCCCTTTCTCGGTCGGTTGTGGCAGAGGTTAACAGCCGAAGCCTTACTAAGATGAAGACTAAGCAGCGAGATAACCTGCGTTCCTTCTTCATGATGCTGCCAAATGATGTTGCGTCACAGGCATGGGTTTCTATGCTCGGTGGTGCGAAGACTAAGAAGATTGTCATGGAATGGCAGTCAGATGAGGTCTTCCGAGAGCATCTGAAGCAGATTTACCTCTCGAACTAATCTAGTTTGGCCCACAGGTAGGCACAGGGTTATCAGGTGTCTAGACTTTCATTTAAATAATCGGAGATTATTATGGCAAACACAGAAGCAAGAAACAGGCTTAACTCAGCTATCTCAAAGCTAGTTGCATTCCAGCCTCTTTATGGAGAGGTCTTCCTCTTTTTGAACAAAAAGGAGCGCATTGATATCCCCACTATGGCAGTCGGAGTTATTCGCCGTGTAGACCTTGCTCTATACTACAATCCCGATTTCATTAAGGGCCTATCTACAACTGAGCTTAGAGGCGTGCTAAAGCATGAGGCTCTGCACATTCTCCTTCACCACCTTACTCGTTCAAAGCACTTTGCTTATAACATGAAGGGGTATAACATCGCCGCTGATGCAGCGATTAACTGTCATATTGAGGGGCTCCCAGAGGGAGCTATTTATCCCTCGACTCTTGGCGTCCCTGATAACCAGTCGGCAGAGTGGTATTATGAGAAGCTGAAGAAGGAGGGAGAGGAATCGGGGAAAGGCTTCGACGGAGTTGGAGATAAGTACGGTGACCCTCTAGATGACCACTCCATGTGGGGCGACTTTGATGATGATATTGTCGAAGAGAAGATTCGGGGCATTGCCGAAAAGGCTATCAAGGCTCAGGAAAAGAAGGGTTGGGGCAACATTGCAGGCGGCATTGCTGCACGAATCATCGCGGCTAACAAGCCGGTAGTCAACTGGAAGAAGGAAGTCCGATGGTTCATCAACAAGCTCGTACTGATGGGTCGTAAGACCACGCGTATGCGCCCGAACCGACGTTACGGATTTATCTCACCTGGGTCAAAGCGTAATTACACAAGTCGATTGCTTGTGGCGTTTGATACATCCGGTTCTGTCTCGGATAAGCAGCTAGAATACTTTGCTACGGAATTAAACGGAATGATTGACCACGTCAAGGTTGATTTCATTCAGTTTGATACCAAGATTTACGGAAAGCCTGTTGATTTTTCAAAGAAGAAGTCAACACTCACTATCAAGGGACGTGGCGGCACCTGTTTCGCTCCGGTTATTCAGTTGGTTGATGAGATGAAGTATGATGGACTCTGTATCTTTACGGATGGTTATGCTCCCTTCCCGGCAAAGCCAAAGGCTCGCGTTCTTTGGGCAGTTTGCAAGCAGGATGAAGGCGTTAATTTCCCTTACGGCAAAAAGGTCGTAATTGAACAGAATAATAAGGTATGATAAGTTAGAAGCTAAAGCTTTTAACTCGAAAGGGGGCGGGGAATTATCCTTTGCCCCCTTTTTTTGGGGTAATTAATGATACACGAGATTTCTAAAACACACAGCAGGATTTCCACAATCATTGTGGCTTTTAATGCTGGCTCACGAGTAGAAACGAAAGGAAAATATAACTCTGGTATATCTCACATGCTGGAGCACTCTCTATTTAAGGGTACAGCAACGAGAAACGCATATGACATTCAGAGACAGATAGGATTTTTAGGAGGTTCATCTAATGCATTCACTTCGCATGAAGGAGTGGCATACTTTATCTCTGTTCCATTTGAGAACCTAGAGATTTGTATGGACATTTTGTCGGATATGGTTTTTAACCCTATCTTTCCAGAGGATGAAATTAATAGAGAAATAGAGGTTGTAAAAGAAGAAGAAATGTCATCTTTAGATGATGTATCTTCGTATATGTGGGATCATTTTTCTGATGAATTTTTCAGCAACTATTTGACAAAGCCAGTGATTGGTACGCAGGAATCTATCGCAAAATTCTCTGCTGATGAAGTGAGGCGTTTTCACGCTCAATTCTGTAATAGAAGCGATGCTATAGTATCTGTTTGTAGTAACTTAAAGAAAAAAGATACAAAAGCCCTCCTAAATAGGTATTTTGGAAAGGCTAATGGAAAAATAAAGAATCCTCACAAGTTTAGGGAATCCGAGTATAAGAATCGAAGATATAGTGAGCTTTCAAGGGGTGGAATTGAGCATTCATATGTTTGGCTTGGAATGCCGTCCAAGCCTACTAACTCTGAGATACGAAGCCCCATTATGGTGCTAACAACTCTTCTCGGAAGAGGTATGGACTCAAGACTCTTTGAGGAAGTACGCGAAAAGAGAGGACTTGTTTACAGTATCTCTGCCGGAACGACTGATTTTCAGGGCGGCGGAGCATCCCTGGTGGAGTTTTCGACAAGAGAAGAAAATATAACTCCGGCAATAGAAATTGTAGACAAGGAGTTAACTAGGATTAAAATCAGTATGCCTAGCGAAGAAGAGGTCCAGAGGGCCAAGAATAAGATCAAGTCTTCATTCTATTCTGCTATGGAAGATAGTTACAGTTTGGCCTATTGGGCAATTAGACGGAGGCTTAAGGGCCTTCCTTCTATCGAAGATTACATGGCCGGAGCAGAGGCGGTAACTCCCGCCGAGGTTTCCGAGGCAGCGAATGAAATCTTTGATCAGAGCAGACAGTTTACCGTTATCTGTAGAGGAGAATAGATGGAAGATTATTGGTTATTTGTTTTTGTTACTGCGCCAGGTTCACCGCTTCATGCTACTGGAATTTTCCCTCCAGAAATGGAAGAGGAAGCAGTGAAATATGCCGAGGATGGAAATGGTTATAGGACCATAAGAAAGTCTACTTGGAAATTCGGGCCGCTTCCGCATTACAATGATACTATTCCATTTGAATAATAAGGCATAACTACAAAGCAAGGAAATGAAGTTACCCCGATTGTAGCGGGTGGGCCTTATGGGCATGGTTAAGTGGGTGGTTGCTTGATCAATTAATTAGGATAAGCGGATGTGAAGATTTTGCCCGGGTCAGTGTGGGCGGAAAGGAGTTGAATGATGAATT